TGTCCGCACTGTACAAGCCCCAAAAGGGTACACCCATCGACCAGCTTGAAAAAAGACTGGCACTTCTCAAACGATAAAAGGAGGAATTTATCATGACCATTCAGGAACTTATGGAAAAAAGAGCGAAGCTCTGGGACGATGCAAGAACATTTCTTGACTCCAAACGCAACGACAGCGGTGTTCTCTCCGAAGAGGACAGCAAGACCTACGATGCTATGGAAAAGCAGATTCTTGACCTCACTGCCGAAATTGACCGTCTGGAGCGTCTCGAAAAAATCAATCAGAAAATGAATGCCGCAACGACCAAACCCGTGGTGACTCCCCCCGGCACTCATGTGACTGTATCTGAAAAGCCCTCAACCGCAACTGACGAATACAAGACTGCTTTCTGGAATAACATCCGCAATCGCAACTGGATTGATGTCAGAAATGATTTACAGGTCGGCACGGATTCAGAGGGTGGCTATCTTGTGCCGGACGAATTCGAAAAAAAGCTGATTTCTGCCCTCGAAGAAGAGAATGTGTTCCGTCCGCTCGCTACCAGAATCCAGACTTCCAATGGCGACCGCAAAATTCCAGTCATCCCGCAAAAAGGTGAGGCAAAATGGCTCGAAGAAGAGGAGGCTTATTCCACTTTTGATGATGCTTTCGGTCAGATTTCGCTGTCTGCGTACAAAGTCGGTACGGCTATCAAGATTTCTGAGGAACTTTTGAATGATTCTGTTTTCGATTTACCTTCTTACATTGCAAAAGAATTTGCACGCAGAATCGGCACAAAAGAGGAAGAAGCCTTTCTTATCGGTGACGGCAAGGGCAAGCCGACTGGCATTTTCAATGCGACAGGCGGTGCTGAAATCGGTGCAACAGCAGGTACAGCCATCACTTTTGATGATGTTATCGAGCTGTTCTATTCTCTGAAATCTCCGTACCGCAAAAAAGCGGTCTGGATTATGAACGAACAGACCATCAAGGTTCTCCGCAAGCTCAAGGACTCTACCGGAAATTACGTATGGCAACCCAGCGTGACTGTCGGTCAGCCTGACACAATTTTGAACCGTCCTTATGTGACTTCCGTTTATGCTCCAAGTTTAGCCACAAATCAGAAACCGATTGCTTTCGGCGACATGAGTTATTACTGGATTGCTGACCGTCAGGGCAGAAGCATGAAGCGTTTGAATGAACTTTTCGCCATGAATGGACAAATCGGCTTTTTGGCATCCCAGAGAGTTGACGGCAAACTGATTCTTCCGGAAGCTGTCAAGGTTCTGAGCATCAAAAAATCCTCATGATTACGCTGAAAGAGGCTAAAAACTACTTGCGTGTGGATTTTGACGAGGACGATAAACTCATTTCAGATTTATTGCAGACTTCAAAAAAATTATGCATGGATGTCGGCAGAATGACGGAAGAACAACTCGAAGAGAACGAGGACACCACCAGAACGGCAATGCTGTTCACGGTGTCCTACCTCTACGAAAACCGCAATACTGCGGACTTTTCCAAACTAACTTTACAGTTGAGGGCGATTCTTTTTGAACAGCGTGAAGGGGTGATTTGATGGAAATTGGCAACATGAATCAAAGAATCACCATCCTTGAAAACCACGTTAAAAATGATGAAATTGGGAATCATCTCAATGTCTGGGAGGAAATTGCTTCTTGCTGGGCGGAAGTCAGGATTAAAAATTTGCAGAGTTCCTCCGAAAAAACGACCGCAGGAGTGACAAAGGAAATCAGGACAATTATTTTCACAGTTCGTCAGAGTCCAAATTTGTGTTACATCAACTCGACTACGCATAAAATTTTATTTCGCCATAAAATTTATAACATCATTTCAGTGCAGGTTGATTATGCACATGGCGGAGGTCGTGTGTCTGGCAAGTCCCACATTGAACCAGCGGAGAAAAACGGTGAAATTTTACTGGAAAATCTCATCAGAAAGGCTTTGTCATGACCTACGAAGAAATCAATGCAATGATAAGTGAAATGAATATTCCTTACGCTTATCATCACTTTGCAGAGGGCGAGTCACCCAACCCGCCCTTTTTGCTTTTTTTATCGCCGAGTGAGAATGCTTTTGGTGCGGACAACATCATGTATCATAGCTGTAAACGGCTTGATATCGAACTTTACACCGATAGAAAGTCACCAGAAACAGAAATGATTGTTGAGGAAATTCTCACGGAGCATCACATTTTTTATGAAAAATCCGAAATCTGGATAGAGTCTGAACGGCTCTATGAGGTACTTTATGAAATGGAGGTTTAATTATGGCTAAGAACAATAAAGTAAAATTTGGTTTGAATAATGTTCACTATGCAAAAATTCTCAACTGGACGGAGGACAAACAGCCTGTTTATGCCGAACCCCTCCGCATTCCGGGTGCTGTCAATCTGTCGGTTGACCCCAACGGCGAAGTGGAAAATTTCTTTGCTGACAACACCGTGTATTATGTCATTAACAACAATTCCGGTTACGACGGAGACCTTGAAATTGCCCTCATTCCTACAATTTTTGCGATTGATATTCTTGGTGAGAAGATTGACAACAACGGTTTGCTTGTCGAAAATGTCAACTCTGAACTTTCAGAATTTGCCCTTTTCTGGGAATTTGACGGCGACCAACATCACATTCGACACGTTGCCTACCGCTGTTCTGCATCCCGTCCGGGTATGACTGGAAAAACCAACGAGGACACCAAAACTCCGCAAACGGACACACTTTCCATCAAAATGATGTCTCTCCCGTCGGGGCTTGTCAAGGCGAAAACCCTCGCTTCTACGGAGCAGAAAATCTACGATGAATGGTACAAATCCGTGCATATGCCTGTCTTTACGGAGATTCCCTCGGCTACCAAAACAAAGGCAAGTTCCTAAAGGAGAAAATTTATGGCTATCAAGAAAAATATTATGGTTGACGGTATGGAAATTCCATTCAAGGCGAGCGCAGCAGTGCCTCGCCTTTATCGGATGAAGTTCCAGCGTGACATTTATAAAGATTTTGCATCCCTGCAAAAGTCCATGAAAGAACAGAAAAAAGGCGAAAATTCGAAAGATTCTCCTAATACCCCTGCGGAATCCAGCATGGATATCGAAAGTTTGGAGGTTTTCGAAAATGTCGCCTGGGTGATGGCTCATCATGCCGACCCTGAACACGTTCCGGACGACCCCAACGACTGGCTGGAACAGTTCAATACATTCTCAATTTATGAAATTCTTCCGAAATTGATTGAATTATGGGGCTTAAACATCCAAACCACGGCAGAATCTAAAAAAAAGCTCGTCCAATTGACAGGGAAATGACAACTCCTCTGTTTCTGCTCCGATGTAAGCAGTTGGGACTTTCTATGATGGAACTCGAACTGCTGACCATCGGGCTGATTGATGATATGTTCATCGAAAAAGAAAATGACGATTTCGATTACCCCCAGAAGGCAGTTCAATCTGACTTCGATGCATGGTAATAACACTATTTTATTTTGTATTCAGAGCAGGCTTTCTCCAACAGCAAAAAATCATTACATCTTTTTGCCAGTGGAGTGGAAACTCCCTCTTTCAATTTCAAGTGATAAAGTGTCTTAGCATTCTTTCTGATTTTTTCCTGAATGGATTTAATGACACGATATTCCGCTAAAAGCAATGATTTGTATTTAGGATTACGCTGTGAATTGATGTCCACATAATAACATAGTCCCTTTGGAACTGGAAACATATTGTTGAGATTGATAACAGCATAATTCCGAATTTTCAAAAAATCAATACTTTCTTTCATTTTTTGGTGTTTTGGCTTGAAAGATGACAAAGGCGCAAAATACTCAAAACCATTTATGTACAAAACAACACCGATATATTTTCGCTCATTGTTTTGTCCGGCTTGCTTATTATGAAATAGATGTGGTGCAAATTTTGTCAAATAATTGATGTATTTTTCATTAACTTCATATAATTTGATATTTTCCATAACAACTCCTCTAAAAAAGCAGGGACAAACAATGTTGCCCCTGCTGTTACAGTCGCATTCAGAGCAGCGAAACACTCACTTTTAACTGTCTTGATTAGAGCCAAGAGAAACTCGCTGAATAAATCTCTCACTTAGGGCTGAGATACACCCACTACAGTTATTATATACGATTATCGGAATTTTGTCAAGAGAAATTTTTGAAATTTTATCAGGAGGTGACCGTATGGCAAACAGAATCAAGGGGATTACCGTTGAAATTGGCGGTGATACGACCAAATTATCGAAAGCTCTCGAAGGTGTCAACAAGGACATCAAAGGCACACAGTCCCAACTGAAAGACGTAGAGCGACTGCTCAAACTTGACCCGACCAATACAGAATTGCTGGCTCAAAAGCAGAGACTTCTTGCCGATGCTGTCACCTCCACCAAAGACAAACTGCAAACGCTCAAAACCGCAAGCGAACAGGCGGCTCAGACGAAAGATAACTATGACGATTGGCGTGCCAAATATGACCCTATCAAGCAGAAAATCGGCGAAACAGAAACCAAATTAAACGACCTGAAAGAACAGTCCAAAACGGCTGACGAACAGCTTGCAAAAGGCGAAATTTCACAGGAAAAGTACGACCAACTGCAAAATGAAATCAAGTCTACTTCCGATGAACTGAAAGCCCTGAAACAGTCTGCAAAAGATGTCTCTG